TATACATGTATAACCCCTATTATCTGAAATCTAAGATTGTCATAATCCTTTTCATAGTTGAGAAGTAATATTTCATTGTGGAACTATCCACACTCAAAGCCAACCAATCATCAATAGTCTTAGTATCAAACTCCTCAAATGAATTAATATATTTCAAAATAGATTGACCTAATCCCAAATCATTCAAAGTTAACTTATCAGCATCAAGACCAACACGTCTCATCTCACTGTATGTAGAAACATACAAAGTTACAATCTTAGAAAGTAATAAAAACCTTAAAAAGTGAATACCAACCAATAAGCGAAGATTATCTTCCTTACCACCTTGAAATTCACCAATCCGACTCTCAACCTCATGTAAATATTTCCTAAGAGATTTAAGCTTTACATCTTTAACAAACCACTTATACTTAGTAGGAAACACATTTTCTAAGTTGATACTCTCTAAACTAAAATTACCATTCTGAGCCATTAATTCTAACTCAGAATCTAAGTCACTCTTAGCGTATTTAATGAAAGAAACTGCTTGCGGTCTAAATTTACCAAAAATAGAATCACCTACAGTCAAAAACTTTCTCAATTCTAGAAGTGTCTTATCTTTATAAAAGAGATAACCTCTCATCGAAACCTCACTAATTTACTATTTAAATAACCCTAACAAGGGATATGAAATATCATCTACCAATTTACCCACATGATACAACTTCGGAATAGATACTCTAACAAAATCTTTCTGCCTACTTAACATAGTTTTTCTATACATTGAACCATTATATACCAAAGGACATATATTCTTAATGTAATCAACAACTATTGCAGAAAACCAATCAACTGAAATGGTATTGTCACTCAATACCCAATCAACATTCAATGACTTTAATAAATACTCAACTATTGATATTTTATCATTCTCAATAGCATACTGTAGTAGATTAAACTTACCCTTACATATAAAAACATCAATTATATTGTAAACAATAGTCTTTACGCTATCCCTACTATAATTATTTGATTGTATAGAGTTAGCTACTCTATGTAGAAATCTACTATACTCTATCTCTTTATTTACATTAGGCTTAGATGCATATTCTATCTTTCTCTGTTTTATTAAGAAGCCATAAGAAAGCAATGCAATAAGATACGCAACAGGAACTCCCTCTGAGATATAGTATAATGTCAATAAATCTAAATTAGGTTTTGAAGTCTTAATAATATCAGACCAATCAATCGAATCTCTATTTTTAATAACATACTGATATGTATTTACTATATCATCACTAGAAATATTCTCTATAAAAGAACCATAGAATAGTACGGCCTGTGATTGTAACTTACAAGATAAAGACACACATGAATCTATGAAACCCCTCACAGGATTATACCCATAAGAAATCATATCCATAACATCTGTTATGAAATCATCTATGTCAGATAACTCAGATTTTTTCCTGACAATAGCGTATACAATAGAATTTGATTGACTATCTGGTAATGTACTCTCATACATATCCCTAAGAACAGTAACTATACTATTTTCAAGCATTTCAATATTAAACTTAACCATAGTTAAAAACATATTGATATTAAAATACTCAGGCAAGTTTTTAACCTTAAATGAGGATTTTATAACGCTAGATATATTACCTATAACAATATAATCACTTGTAACATTTAACCCTAAAGCTATATCACCATTCAATACATTAACAGATAATCCCAAGATATTAATAAATTCACTGTCAGCATCTGAAACAGACACCCTAACATAATCTCTACTATCTTTAAGTTCTCGTATCTTTTTCTTTTCACCCTTTTTGGTAAACTGCGTTGATTTTATAAAAAACTTACTAACACTACTAAATGAATGTAATTTTTTAAGCCACTCAGTATCAATGTAGGTAACTTTATCTTTTGTGATAACACTATCCATATTATAAGAATTTCTTCAATAACTTAGTACTCATCTTATGAACTAACATAAGAATCCTACGTAACATCTTCTTATCTGTATCAATCTGTAACTCAGTACCTGTCAATGAAATAACATCAGTAATTCCATCATCTTCAGCATCCCTAGTAATCAACTCTAAGGAATTAATAGTACCATTCTCAACAGTATCCAACAAAGAATTTACAATCCCAGTATCTTTAACAGGTTTATATGCTTTGAACTTTTTATCATATGTCCTAACAACACTATCAAAGTACAAATCCCTCTCACCTTTGTCAGATAAATCGTATGCACTAGGATTTAATGAAGAATCATCACTAGTCATATAACGTAATGCATCGATATTAGCTAAAGCCTGTAACTCTTCATTAGACAATGTTTCAATATCACCTAAAGAATTTTGGTCTGTATTATCAACATTGGAAATAAGAATATCATTAAAGTTTTTAAAAGCTTCAGCACTATCAATATTAAGCATGATATCACTAGCACCTTTAATAGCTAAATAATCTGTATATGCATGTGTCTTAACAATACCACTTAAAGAGAAACCAACAGCTGGCTGTTCAGCCAACTCAATTGCGTTATCAAACTCTTCACTAGGATGCATCTCTCTAAACTCATACATATTTTTATATTGAGCGAAGAAATCTGTATCACCTAACTGCAACCTAGCAATATAAGATAACGTATCTAAAGAACCTAATACAACCTTAACCCTAGAATACAAACCAACGATTGTACCCCAATAATAGAATAGGTACTTTAACGTAACAAATACAATATCATTAACTGTCTCATCAGAAACAGCCATATTTTGTACATTTACTTTTGATTTTACGATATTATAAACAATGCTATCGAAAACATCATTCTCTGAACTAGAACCCTTATCACCAGTGTAATTTCTAACAATATCAGCAAGAACACTTTTAGATAACAAATCCATTGCATCTTCAGTACTACTGATATCCATCTTCTTAACACCACTAGCTAAAGAATATGCACCACCACATTTCAATGCTGTAGCTACTGCACGTGCGATATCATAACCCATGCCATTTTCACTAAATACTTCATTAGCAATCTCTTTGGCTCTACCCCTTGAAATCTTACCTTTTGTTTGACCTCTGTCAAATTCACAGTTAGAGTTGAGGATTAAATCCCTATTATACAAACTCTCAACACGAATAGAACCACTGTATGTTTTAATATATACATTAAAATCATCAGATACGTCCATACCTAAGAACTTATACGTATCAACTTGCTTATCTGTATACACACAACATACTTCAGAACCCTCAGATAGACCATATTGTTTATCTAGTTTAACAAATAAGTCACTTATCGGAGTTGCGTTTACGTTGTATAACCTAGACTGACTCAACAATGTCTCATAGATATCTTTTGCTTTTTTATTCTTAATGTTTGTCTCTTTCAATTCTGGCAAATCAAAAACAGACGTTAAATTGTCACCAAAGACATCTTTGAATACTTTAGAATCTAGCCTATACTTTACTAAATATGTAGACACTAGAAATACTCCTTTACTTCAAAAAACGCATTTAACGTATTAAACTTATATAAATTTAGTACTAATCTTATATATAGTACCTTACTAATTTACTTATAATTACCTACGCCTACCTTTAGAAACACTAATTGCCTTGTTTTTATTCCTTAACCTAGCATTTCTACCTTTTGCTATATCCTTGCCTAAACCATTCCACCTATTTTTATGCTTTGTTAAAGCCTCTTTACTCCGTAATTTAGATAAATTACTACTCTTTTTATCTCGTAAAGAACCAACTACTTTAGTTTTAAACAAGTCAGTTGTTATTTTGTTGTTATTAAAAGACATAACAGATAAAACAGCTATCAGATGCTTACAAATAGTACCCTCTAGGTTTGGATTCTTAATTTTAGGAAATCTATTTTCTTTATCTAAACCATAACCCATATTCCAAGCCATGTACTTATAACCTTTGTATAGAAAATCCTCACAACTACAGTATACTGACAAATCACCATCTAATAACAATCGTGTTATCTCAGACTTCTTGAAATCCTTTAATGCTTTTATATCCTTGACATCATTTAACTTTATCTTTTGTTGATATTTCTTATTAGGTGTATATTGACTATTCGTTACAAACTCAATACACCCATCATTATTAACACCTTTATAGGTAGTTGTTAGCTTTTTTGCTCTTGCTTTTCTTTTACTTTCAGCACCACTTAGCAAATCTTTCTTTGTTGCCTCATTAATAGACTGTAAAGATTTACCCTCTTTTAGAAGTTTATCATATCTATTATCAAAAGCTATTGCTTGATATTTTGTTAAGAAATCCTCATAATATCTAGCATCCCTATTTTTATCAATTAAAAAAGAAAAAGGAAGATACTCCTCATTTAGAATATCTTCCAAATCAAGGTTAAATGAATCTCTTGTACCTTTTTGTAACAAATTTTTTAAAGTCATCTTTACCTCTATCTAAACCATCATTAATGAATGTACCTAAAATAATGTATAACTCATTAATAGGATAATCATTAATGTCTCTATTATTTATTTGTGCTTCAATAATGTTATGTGTTAACAATGAACTACACGCTTTAAAACAAGAAATCTCATCCAAATCATCAGAATTAATGATTGAACGAATAACCCTACCGGGCTCTTTTTTAATTATAGCTTGTATCATATTCTTATCTAAACTTTCATCCCTCTCACCCTGCATAATACGTCTGCGTAAATCAGCAACTAAATCCATATCGCCATCTAATATGGCTTGTTGTAATTCGTCAAATAAACTCATGAATATCTCCTGCTACTCAAATTATAAACTTACATCTATAACGAGAATTGTAAAACCTCACAGTTTTTACTTACTGCTTCAACGTATATGTTTTCATAATTTAATAAATTAAATATACTACTCACAAGTTCTTGTATACTCCACAGTCGTAAATTCCCAAATAAGCCTTCGGTACATACTTATACATTATGTTTACTGTATAATTGTATAAGTTTTAGCATCTCTTAAATTAAGACTTGCATTAATATCCCTATCTTCAACATAACCACATTCAGAACACTTATAAGTCCTATCAGACAATTTTAAGTCTTTCTTAATATGCCCACAATCATGACAAAGTTTAGATGATGGATACCATCTATCTACAACTCTCAATTCAATATTATGTTCTTTGCATTTATTAATTAATTTAGTTCTAAATTCAAAGAACTTTTGTTGTGCTACTGCTTTAGAAAGATGTCTATTTTTCATCATACCTGATACATTCAAATCTTCAATAACAATAAAAGCAGGCTTGGTTTTCACTATACTATGTATTGTTTTATTAAGATAATCAGTTCTGATATTTGTCAATCTTTGATAAAGCTTCTGTACCTTTAACTTTTGTTTTACAAAATTCTTTTGAGTAGACTCCCCTTTCTTTATTGAAATAACTTTACGAGATAACTTGCGTTGCTCCATCTTTAATATTTTTTCTACTTTTCTAACATTATTTGTTTTGTTTATATTATGATAAATAGAACCATTAGAACATATAGCTAGATTCTTTAAACCCAAATCTATACCAATGCCAAAATCGTTACATGTCTCAGTATCATGTTTCTGTATATCAACCAAAACAGATATGTAATATCGTCCATCTTTACATGAAATAGTTCCACTTCTTACAATGAAGCCATCTTTTGTTGTTGGAATATATCCTTTCTCTTTTAATCGAACCCAACCTAGAGTTGGAACTTTAATTCTATGACGTTCGCTTAAACAATCAGTCTTATTGTTTTTAACAAAATACATCTTAACATCAGATTTATTTTTCTTCTTAAATCTAGGAAACTTACTCTTATGCTTGAAAAACCTAGTAAAGGCTACACATGCGTTATCCATAGACTTAGCAACAGCCTTTGTATAAACATCTTTAATCCACATTTTATCTGGATTATTAGGAAGATACTCATTATTAAGCCAAACATTAAAACGTCTACCATCCATGAACTTTTCTCCATTTTCATAAAGTTCTTTATTGTGAGCAATATAAAAATTATAAATAAACCTACATGTCCCTATAGTTTTATTTATTTTTATCATCTGCTCTTCAGTAGGACTAATTTCAGTCTTGAAACTCTTTAACAATTTTACTATCTCCTCCTCATAGAAATATGTTTACGATTATAATAAGTATCAACATCTATTTCTTGTAATCTAACATCTCTATTGACATTCCTACTATCAGAAAATTCCTTATATTTATCACACTTACTATGACAACCAACAAATCTACCCTCACAATTAAAGCAAGGTGCATTTTTAACCTTAAAACTCATCTCAACCACCCCAAAATAAAAAAAGATATATCTTGTATAACTAATACTATTATACAAGATATATCTTATAAAAACAACACTATTTAATTACCACGGAGCATCCTCTTCACCACTAGGTTCTTCAGTAGCGAACTCACCCCCATCATAAGTACCATCTTCTAAAGCAGATAGAATATCTTTAAATTTATCTGTTGCAACTTCATTCGCATCAATATTAGCAAGATTTAACATTGATTTAAGCCATTTAGCCTTATCAATGTAATCAGCATATGAGTCTAAGAAAGCACTACTTGAATCTATCATTTGAAGATTAGATACAAATTCCTCAACCCTAGTAGATGTCTCACTAGTTGGTAACGGACGCATATAAATCTTAAATGCACCAACATCAGAACCACGTCCACGATATTTTAAGTAGTTCTCACACAAATCAGTAATACCATTAATCAAAATTTGTTGAACCCTTAAAATTGAACGTGCGTACCTTAAATCTTGTTTAACAAGCGAATTGTTACCCATAGAACCTAAAGATTCAGCAAAACCTAAATATTGTTTAGGAACTTTTAAACTCGCAAAAAGCTTATCTGTAAAATAATCAACATCAACAATAGATTGAACGTCAACACCATCACCAATGCTCTCAACAGTAACATCACCTTTACCATCTCTTGTAGGTAAATATATATTACTATTAATTGGAACAGGTGATGGGTCAGACCTAAACCCCACACCCTTAGTCATCTTAGAATTAGCTTGAAATCTACGTCTAACATCAGAAAGCATTTGTTGTGTTTGACCAGCGTTAGCATTACCAACCTCAATCTTAACAAGATTAAATTGAGTTGAACGTGCAATACGTGATAAAACAAGAATATTATCAATTAGTGCATTAATTCTAAACATAGTCCTAGCACTATCTACAATAGAAGTACCTACTACCCTATAGCATGTTACTTCCTCTTGTGTATTATCAGACTTCCTAACATTCAACTTAATCTTCTCACGTTTAGAAAGTTTAGAAGAAATAAAATGTACAAACTCATCACTCTTCTCAAATTTAGCACTACCACTCATCGTACCAGAAGTGAACTGACCAGCATCTTGATAACTACCACTATCAAATAAATAGTCCTCATCCTCATAACCAAGTACATTACCCATATACTCTATACGTGATACTAAATAAGGATTAATAACATCTTCATAGTATACAGATTTAATACCACTATTAGCAGAACCAGCGTAGTACTCTCTTCGCCTTAGCTTGAAATCACCATGTTTAACAATCTCATATGCCCAAGACCATACTCTATCATCAATTTTAATATTGTTAATCAAGAAATCTTCTAAGAACTTTTTCAACCCCTCATCAGAGGATTCAATCATAATAACTTTATTTGTTGTCTCGTCAGGAGTACATGCATCATCGGCAATAATCTCCATAGCAGAACCAATTACTGAATCTTTAGACATCTCTTCGTTCTCAGCAAAAATCTCTTTTAAAGAGTAGTCTCCTCTTATACCCTCAACGATTTGACCTAAAGTGTTTTTATCGTCTGTCCCTAATAATTGTTGTAAATTACTAGGAGATAGACTAACCGAACCTTCATTAATAGGTTTAGAGTGTATACTTTCAATACTACCATCAAAGAAAGTATTTCCCCTATTATCCTCAACAATCTTAACCTCTCTAACAACATCATTAGGTACACTTTCTTTTATTGTACCTACTTCATCAATAATGTCACTAGAAATGCTAGTATCTTGTAAACCTCTACGATTTACAAATAAATCATACCATGCCATATATACCCCAATCTAATAGAAACCATTAATCTCCATCTCTTCTATCATATCATCTATCTGTCTATCTATCATCTCTTCAACTGATATATCAGTTGGTGCATCTATACCAGCATATGAACCTATTCGATTAGCCATTAAGAAATCGCTAAACGTACCATTATTACCCTCAGCATCAGATACAGTACTTTGTAACGCATTTTGAATAGCACCACACAAACTATCAGATACGTCCTTAGAACCTACCCTAGTCCCAGTAACACCATCATTACCCTTACCATCATAATCAACAAAACCATCATCTGTAACTACTTTAGGATGGTCAACTTTACGTCTTATCCTATCATGTAACAAGTTGAGCAACTCATATCGAAGTATAGGATAATCATATAGTTTTATACGCTTTTCATACATTATCTCTACTAAGTCTAGATAAGGTTTATCTGTTCTATCTACAGATAAATAACCTACATTGAAACCCATTTCCTCTAGAATCTGTCTAGACTCTTCAGAATTGAATATATCATATGTCAACTTACCTATCTTCATTCCGATAACATTTACAAGATAAATAACAAAGTTACGTATTTTATAAATCGCTATCTTTTTAGGTGGCTTTGGTGGATTAATACGTAACATAAAATCAACACCAAATACAGGCTTTTTAACACCATCTTCCTCTACGATATCATCAACATAGACACATGATATGCCAGTGCTATCCGTCCTAAATGATTGGTCAATATGAAGATATCTAGGCCTTTCAGGATACTTTAACCTAAAATCATCCCTCAGATAATCTTTAACATTAATATCATCACCTGTAGATATTACTATCTCTTTTGATACAAATGGATGATGTCTATTTACATCTATACAATCTTGCAAGACCATAGGTGAACTAAATAATTTACCTTGTGAACCTGTAGATACACCGCCAATATCCTGTAAAGACCGCAATAGGTTTGCCTCAAAGCCATTCCTCAAATCTACAGGAACTTTTAAGAACTTAGTCTGCATATGAGGTGGTAACTCTTCTATAGCTTTATTAATGGATTCATAATCCTCTAAACCATCAATATACTTGTGCCTAGACATACCCTCAGATACCCTATAGTTATTCACATCATCTGTAGAATTAACTATATTAGCCTCTAAGTAATTAGAACCCTTAAATACATAAAAGAACTTCTTACTAAAGTTCTTAGGCTTAACATCCCACTGAGCAGGGGCGGCAACTATAGTATGAGGGTCATTTCTAGACAACCTAATTTGACGTTCAGTAGCTGAGTTTTCATATGTAGCTGATGATACCAAAATATTTAATGAGTGATTGACACCACCATCTATGATAAAACGTGAATTTGACCTATTCACGATATTAGCATATAAATCAGTAGCCTTTTCACTATCCTTAGACGGCCCACCACCACCTAAAAAGTTAGCCTCATCAAGCATGGAACATATAACGCTCATACCTATACTATCATTAGCACTTGAACCATAAGCGTATGAAATCCCCTCAGGGAATACTAGCAAAGAATTAAGTCTAGGATTCCTTTGAAAGTTTTCGTTAAAATAAGGTGAGTTATCAATCAATGCCCTATACTCACCAAAACCAGTACGTTCTGCCTGTTTCTGATTAACGGAAAAATACAAGAACATAATATTTGTCTTAGACATCAGATTGAACATAGCATTGATATTTCTAAAACAAGATAACTCATACATCTTACGCATCATGATTAATTCAGCAACGGTACTCTTACCTATACCTATTGAGCCACTTAATATGACGGAATTAATCTTTTCATCGTCTTTTCTTGTATCCCTAAAAATATCAACTATAAAGTCTTTCCAATATGGATATATGTTCTTCTGGTCAGAACCAACATAATAGTCAGAATTAATCCAATCCTCAATCCTAACTATATCTCTAACCTGTTCAACTCTACCACTATCTTCCCTACGTTGCATCTCCTCTTGTAGAAGTTTTACAAAATAGTCTTTTTCCTTATCAGTCATAGCGGTATATGAACTAGAATCGCCTAATAAATCTTCTAATCTAGCATTACTCATATATCAGTCCTTTGACTTTGTAATCGCATATAAAATTTCTTTTAACTTA